GTTGGAGATCTTATTCGCCCTAATTGAAAGGACGAAGGCTCCCAAATAGATTCGCGCAAATATTGTGAAATCCATGGGGCTCGCTGAAAAAAGTCTCGTACTTATCTTCTCTGGACGATCGTAATCTGTCTTCTCAAATGACCGTCTCTCATCTTTCAGGGTGTCAATGAAAATTGGTTGTTCGTAGTCATCATTTAACGCTCGTTTTCGTAAGTCTTCCAGGGCGTTAATCAAGTCTTCGTGAATTATCTGATTCTGCTCTTCTCCTAACCAATAAGTCTTATTTGTTCCTTTTCCTAGTGTTACCCACGGGTAGCCTGCAGAGTTATTCCTGGGGACTGGCAGCAATTTTGTGCCTTTCTGTGTCTTACAGTAGTCCTCAAGATTAACTCCAAAAGCAGCCTCCCATGGTGTCAAGACACGTTGATAGGTCTTGAATTCCTTAAAGGGACGCATCAAATAATAGTCTGTGTAGTCTTCAATGTTTTCAAGATTCCATTGTCCTCTCGGCACATTGTATCTCGCGCAAGCTTTCTCAAAGGGGGAAATGCCGTTACGGTCTCGCAACAGAGCTGGTCGCATCGTACTAACGAATGTACCGTAAAGCTCGGACTTCCGAATCTTTGTGAAACTTGGCTGATTCAATGGTTTCACCCTCCTGATGAGTAAGGGTTGATTACCTGATTGTCCATGAACCTTAACAATGGGTCTGTGAATAGGCTTCTGCTTGTAGCTTTCGGTCTCGGGAAACAATTCGTCATATGTCACCCAACGACCGAATCCTTTACCTGCTGTTCCTGCAACGTGAATGCCCAATATCTTGTATCGAGCACTAGGATCTTGAATCAGTAACACGGATCCACAGTTTCCTGCAACTGTGTTGATGTCATAAGAAATTGAACTTGATAAAACTACTTCCTTATACTCCACGTTTTGTTCAACGTGATACCTCAAGTTCGATGTCAAATGTTTTCCTCTCCCGTAGCGTTTTTCGCCGGGATTCACCATAATGATATCAGTATTTATACACTTGGTGTCGTCTTTTCTTCTAAGTCTACCTGTAATGTCTGGAAATTCTCCAGGGAATTCGGATGTTTGAAATTCTACCCTGGCCAAATCGTCTCCAATGTTCTCAAAGTTGAAGTTGCGGAGTGGACTTTCTTGTCCATTATGCACTTTTGTCAGTGTTGCTCCTTTTCCTTGGGCGTCTCGAACTGCTTGAGCAACGTGAGTTGGAGTGATTCCGGTCCTTCCTGCGAGCATCAAAACGTGCCCATAGATTTCGGAATCACACTTCAAAGTCACAATGCTCCTCACTGCAAGCTTATCAGCTAATTGTTCTGCTTCAACGTCTATTGCACCTTCTGGTTGGGCATCTACCTCCTTCTTCTCTCGAGAAAATAGGGTAGATATGCCTTGTGCAATCAGTCCAAAAACATACTTAACAAAATTCACAATTAATAGAGTTCCAAAATAGATACCTACTCCTAGTACAAACTGCTGAGCAGCGGTCGCCTCTTCTCCAGATTGGGGATTGGCTACTACGTCTCCAAAAACTTTGGCTACTCCATCTCGTATGCAGCCGTAAATCTTTGAGCCAACTTTTTTCGTCAATTCCCACAGAAATCCGAACAGATCTTTCAATCTGTTGCCGAATCTCCTCAAAGCGGAAAAGGGTCCAGACAACTCAGCAAACTTTGCATCCTCTGCTAAATTTTCTTCTTCTAAGTCAACTTCTTCTTCTCCTTCAGTCCAACATGAACTATTTTCGTCAAATTCAGGCTCTTGAGCAAACACGCGGATGGTTTCCTTAATATATCCTCGCGCTTTCTGATTATACGCTTCCAAACTGATAAACTCTTCAATTCCATGAGTCAAGCCTGTCTGAGTACTTCTCTGCCTAATGGTGATAGCGGCCTCTGCTGTAAAAAGTCTATCCAAAAGATAGGCTCTCACTATTTCAGCGAGACCGTAGTCTTTCAGAATATAAAGACTATCCTCAGTAGATGCCAACACGCCGTCAGCTATATATCCTTCTTCAACTAGACATTCAAATTGCCAATCAACGACTTCTTTCTTGTGGATATAATTCATTCCAACTCTCATGCCTTTAAAAGCTGTCAAGTTCATGTGTTCGGGGATAGTTCTCAATAGATAAAAGTATCTCCTATTCCAGAAAGCTTCAGTTGGATCTTTCTCTTCCTCTTGCTTACTAAAGAACATTCCTTGAGCTTTGGGCTTCTTACTCCTATTAAGAAAGTTTTTCTTTTTAAAAATAGTTGGTCCCGAAGGCTCTTCTTCCTCTTGAAAGTCTTGCTCTTGTTCTTGGGGGGGGGGTCGTTCTCGAACTCCAATTTCTGTACGACCGCGGAAAATGTCCTCAACGAGATTCTTCTTCTTTGGTTGTTGTCTTATCATCTCGTATTGTCTTCGAGCTGCTCGAACCAATTCTGAATATGTCGCGCCAGTGCTTCTTTGAATTACTTGCTGGCCGCTACGAGTGTACCTTCGAAAATCAAACGAATAAGCACCGACATCAATACCAAGTTCCTCTTCAACTACTGGGTCAATATTGTCACTGTGCACTCTCACGTCCAAAGTTATTCTTCGCTTTAGAGCGTCGGGCTCAATGATCGAATGAACCGCTAGATCAGCCTTATTCGAACAAAGTACAACCAACTTGGGTTCTGCCAATGTGTGTTGCTTCTCCTTTAGTGATGCCATTGGGGGACGAAACTTTGCTGTCGTAACCAGACTTATAACTTCTAGAAAGTCTGGGTTAGGACTACCTGCGACGTCTGCCTTCTGGCCCCAATCATCATAGACAATGATGGGTTCACCTTTGTACCCTTGCCAATACTCCGATTGGGATGAACGGACATAAATCTGATCCTCTATCAGCTGCATCTCGGGGAGAACCATGTTATCTCGCATGATCTCGCTAATCAAATGGTTGGCCAATAAGGATTTACCTGTTCCAGGGAGTCCGTAAAGT